TGACGTTGTTGCTGCGTACTTCGGCTTCTGTGGCACTACGCATCTGAGTAGGACCCGAGAGGCCAAATACCAACTCCGTGAGGCCAGTACGCTTGTCAATCATGTCCAGCACCTGCCGGACCATATTCCAGATTTCCACGTTAAAAGTGGGGGCATCAAGGAAGGACACCACATCCTTCACGCTACGGCCAAATATCTCACTGATCTCTATGTGAGTGTAAGGACCAAGGCCACTCTTGATCTGGTCTTGGATCTCTGCGCCAGCCGCCTTGGCTATCGCTACATACGTCGTACTGGCGGCTGCAACTTTGTCCGCGAGGAAGGACATACACCAGTTTACGAAGCGTAACTCGCCAATGGCGGGCTTTATCAGTGATATCGGCCAGACCTCTTTCGGCTTGTCATAGAAATGAAGCCTGCTGAATGGCCATCCACCGTCTGTCCAGTAAGGGATGGGCCATTGGACTTTGCTGAATACTGTCTCAAAGTCGTCCTTTTCCAAGCTCTCTGAGGGGAGGTTCAGGGGGAATGGGATGTCCTCGGATATGGCCAGATAACAGAAATCCCCCAGCTGTGCCCAGTCATAGGTGCTCTTGTTGTCCCGGCCATCCCGGTCGGTCAGGCGGTCGCCAAACCCTGCCTTGGAATAAACCTGCCAGTATTCCAGAAGGTCAAATGTCTTGCCCTTCCGCTTCTCACCGCTGGACTTCGTGCGCCCTCTGGCATAAGTAGCACCTTGGCTCCCAAGAGACTCCAACGTTCCCTTGACCTTGCCCTCCAGACCAAAGATCCGCTCAACCTGCCAGACAGGATGCACCACCTTGCGGGCTATCCACTGGATGTCCTCCCAGTATTCGGCATCAGGATCAAGAACAAGATCGTCTACAGACACGTAGTAACTCTTGGGGTAACGGAAACGTGACCCCTTGGGCTGATACATCTCTGTCCACAGCAGGCTCATCCCCTTGATGATCGCCTCGTTGATGGCAAGCCGCACCTGAGATTTCTTGTCAGTCTCGTGCTGGAGCCAGTTAAGGTAATGCTCCTTGAGGCTGGCGTGGCTTCGCTTGGTTTCAGATTCATCCTTCTGCTCCATCAGATATGACTGCCAATACTGGCCGTGCTGAGGATTGCTTGGATCTAATCCAATCGCCTCAGGCGTGATGACGGGGGGAACCCGGGGAGACACCATGAGCCGTGGATTGCGGTGGTAGAGAACCGGGCCAAAGAGGGCCACTGCCTCAAACACACGGTTGACTGTCATGCGGAAGTTGGGCATGGCTCCCTGAACCTCCTTGTCCAGAAAGCCCCCCGGGGCCTTCGCGTATTCGCCCTTCCACATCCAGTCATGCGCACCATCGAAGAACTTCATCGCCTCGGTAGCATACTTGCCGAAGCGCTCTTCCTTCTGCTTCTTGGCATCCTTGATCTTCTGCATCCACTGAGCGCATATTGCGTTCATTGGGTGGGAAGAATCGGACATTTCGAGTGCCATTTAGTTCTCCTCTGAACCAGCAGAAACTTTCTCTTCCAGCCAGCTGCGCTTTGGATTTCCCTTGAACTCGATGCCAAGGTCGATGGCCTTCTGCCGCAATGACCGATAGGAGCCGGTCCCCTTCTGGCTGTCAATCAAGTCCTCAAGCCGTACCAAGCGATTCCCTAAGTCTTCCCGGGCATCCCGCTCTTTCTTGTAGTGGTCAGTATAATCCCAAGCACCATTTTCTCGGTGATCCGAATTAATCCTCAGCTTGGGATCATCAAGATGTCTTACCGCATCAAAAATGTGTCCGTCTGATGTTCGCAACATCAGGTTCCTCCCAGACCGGGAAATACGGATAACAAATCCAAGCCGGGGAAAAGACGTATCCCGCTTTCCATTGGCGTAATATGATATCGGTGTCCCCTCATCGACTTCCGGCATATCAAAATCCATTTGAAGTAATTTCGTGACGCTCTCCATAACTACTCTCCTGTTGGGCCAAGGTTAATGTAAGACGAGGCTGGCCCTCCGCCTCTTACCATGTGGTTCATGCGGCTCTGCCGTTCCCTTAGTTTACGCTGTTCGAGTATTTGTGCCACCCGGCTTTTCTTGACCACCATGGACACTGGCCGTACATATTTCATCCCATGGGCGACCGCGTATTCCAGTGTCTCGACGGCGTGGCTGTTTGCCCGCCTATTCCCCTCGTCCTGAACATATCCGTTGACGATCTTCTTTTTGAATCGAGAGAACTCCCGGCACAGATTCGGGCACAATTCTGTAATCACCAGCAGGCGGGTTCTGCCGCCAGCCCGAATGGACAGCCACTCCCGCAAATTAATCTCCCTGCCCGCTACATCGTCCTTTCCGGGAAGAAATCCACTCCCTGTTTCTACACTAAAAACCTCTCGCCTCTCTAGTTCTTTTGAGTATTGAATCCGGGGCAGAAGGCCACTTCCAATCTCCCTGAGGCGACCGCCATGGGCATCAATGATGAATGCCTGAAAAGTGTAGTCCTGAGTCTTCATTTTCACCGCATCGGCAAACTTGGTAGCCGTACACTGCTGAAGATATAACTCGTCGTAGACCACTACCTGATCCCCGATATGCTCCGGCGGAACTGCAAAAAAGGTGACGGCACATACAGCGTGTCCCGGATCGACCACCATGTACCGGCACCAGTCTCGTGGCGGGACACCCTTGAGTTCCGTGATTATCTCCTGTACCCGCGTGCGAGGCTCTGAATGGCGGACTGCCCCATGTATGTCCTTGGAAAATGTGGGGTACATCAGGATGCTGTCTGTGACCATCTCCCCAAGGGCACGCTTCCGGTACTCGTCGTCGCCCTTCTTGCGCCACCGCTTGATGTTCTCCTGCTTGACCTGTTCCGGCATGAAGGGGTTGTCAAAGATCGTGGCCCGGATGACCTGAGTGCTGGGGTTCTCTTCCTTGGCCTCATCCTCGGCCCGCTCTGTGAGATTGATCAGGGCATCGTTCTTGCTGTGAGGAAGAGCGCTCCAGCGTATCTTTCCGTCCCGCATCGACAGCCGGGCGATCATCTCGTCATACCACTCAGGCCGCTCCAGATCCTCGTCGATGTGAACAAGGTCGGCCTGAAAACCCTGACTCGGCTCACCCTTGCTGCCCATGGCGTAAATCACCCAGCCATTGTGCAGCTCACACATCTCAAAGACATGCTGGGCACGCTTCTTCCAAGCAAACCGTTTGATGTACCTCGGGGGAACCAGTGGCGGCGCTGGCTTGGCCTCCTCTTTCCTCGCCCAGTCAGACTCGATCCACGGCTTCCAAGAACGCCAGTGGCTCGTTTTCAGGTCACGGATAATCTTGAACGACCCGGCCCGAAAGAGATACTTGTGGATCACCCGGCCAATGTGCCCCTCATCCATCCCAAGGCAGACCAGAACGCCATTCTCCTTGGGATACTTGTTGTGGGGATCTTGACCGGTCACAGCCCTCGCATCCTCGACAAAGGCGGCCAGTGACTTGCCGACTTGGTTCCCCGCCTGAATCAGGACTTCCTTGGCCCCGCAACTGTGGAACCGCTCTTGAAAGGGCAGTGGCTCATAGATGCGCAGCGACTCCAGACGGCGACGGGCACGCTCCGCATAGAGCCGCCGCATCTCCTTCTGCTGCTGTACCGTTACGCCCTTCTGGTAGACGACCTCAGGAATTTGAGTCGCTTCCTGCGGGGGCTTTTTCTTTTTCTTTGGCATTGGACAATCTCTTGGGTGCAAGAAGAATGAGCCTCTTGGCTGTCTCCTCAATCTCTCTGTCCAGATCCTCGTCTGTGATTTCCTCAAGGCTTTTCTGTGCCGCACCGGACTCGCTCACCTTGATGTTCAGGCGGAGGACTGTATCCAGCATTTTCTGGCGAGTGGCTGACCCCAAGGACGTTGACAGGAAACTGGCCATGAAGTGTTGGGCAAAACCTCCGGGGCCTCCAAACACCTCGATCAGCTTCTGGAATGTCTCGGCCATGTGGGGAATGTCACTACCGCCCTTGGTCAGGTTGGCAAGAAGGTCGAAGCCCTCCCGCTCAATGGCCGCAATGCGGGCGTCAATCAGTTCGTTTTCCTTCTCCTTCTTATCCTCTGCCCGGCACATTTTGCAGGTCTTCCGGTAGCCGTCAGGCTGCTGCCTGTCCCGGTGCCAGTATTCCTCAGTAGTCGGGAAGGAAACCCCGCATCCATCGCATTGTTTATCGGCCATGTCTACTAAACTCAAAAAAGAGCCTTGTGGGAATGTGGACAACCGGCTCCATGTCCTGCCAGTCGCCACGGTCATTGCGTCCACCCCAGCGGACAGAAACCTCTCCTATGCTGTCCTCGTTGACTGGATACCAGTAATCCCCGTCGAGATAACGCACACATACCCTGCTGCGCATATCCGGGGTTGATCGCTGAAGGTTGATCAGGGCGTCCCATTTACCCAGAGACAGGATCAGGCTGTCATAGGTCTTTGACTCGACAGACCGGCATTTCAGCTCACAGAATCCGCGTATCCGGGTGCCATCCAGAATTGCAAAGTCTACCCGGTAGGAAATGGGGAGCTTCTTCAGATCAACGCCTGTCCAGTTCTCGATATCACGACGAAAATCTGTTTCCAGTGACAGGGTAGCCCCATCCTCGTACATCTTTCGTGCCACTTTT